GGCAGTATATACAATTCCTCGTCAGAAGACTGGATTTTTAATGAATTATACTGCAAGTACAGGTAAGGGCGATGACGCTTCTGTAGATCTATTTATTCGAGATCCTGCTATCAATGGTTTTCGACTAAAAAGCGAGACTAAAGTTTATCAAAGTAGTTTTAGGCAAGAATTTACTATACCCCTCGTTTTACCAGAAAGATCAGATATAGACTTTCGAGCAACTACAACAAGTGCAAATAGTGATTGCATTCTCAACTTCGATGTAGTTATAGTAAATAACTAATATGACAGATGAAACAAAAGTAACAAAAACAGTTGATGCAGAGATTGCAAAGAAAGACTTAAACGGAGATGGTCATATATCTCAAGAAGAATATGACCTCGATTTAGAATTTAAACGAAAGCGACTTGAGGATGAAGACGCAATGAGAGATGCCCAACGCGCTATGGCGTGGTTTGCATTGTTTGGTATGTTACTTTATCCTGCTTGTGTAATCTTTGCAGAATGGACACATCATAGTCAAGCAGCAGAAATTTTAGGAGATATGGCAGCAACATATTTCGTCTCAGTAGCAGCAATAGTAGCTGCATTTTTTGGAACCCAAGCATACGCAAAAAGTAAATAAATATGATTAGCAGGGAAGACATTGTTCGAATAGCAGGACCTAGCCCTGTCGGAATAGAGTTAGGAGTAGCAGAAGGTTACTTTTCCGATAGGGTTTTATCAAAAGTTAATGTAGCTCGCTGGTATTGTGTAGATGCCTGGGCGGGCGATAGAGGGCATACTGATGCTCAATATGAAAGTACAAAAAATCTTTTATCAAAGTACGATAATGTAGAAATACTTAGAATGAGATTTGATGAAGCACTTGACCTGTTTGAAGATAATTTCTTTGATTTTATCTATATAGACGGGTATGCTCATACAGGCCAAGAAGAAGGTCAAACATTAGCAGATTGGTGGCCAAAGCTTAAAACTGGCGGAATTTACTCAGGAGACGACTACTCCCCGCACAAGTGGCCAAAGAATGTAGACTCTATAAACAACTTTGCTAAGTCAGTAGATAAGAGAGTAGTCGTATACGAATTCGAAAATAAAAAGAACCCTTGGTCTCGTTATCCATCTTGGTATATAAAAAAATGACAATACAAATAAGTAGAAAAGATATTCAATCCATAGACTTAGTAGAACTACAGGCCGATACAAGATTTCTAAAATTGCCTGTAACTCCTTATCTAGACTTACTTGGAATAGAAGCACTACCTTCACAGGTAGCAATTATAAATGCAATTAACAATCCAAAGTATCGTTTTGTTTGTGCTGCTATCTCTCGTAGACAAGGAAAAACATATATTGCAAATATTATCGGACAATTAGTATCACTTGTACCAGGCTCTAATATACTAATTATGTCCCCAAATTACTCTCTTTCGCAGATTTCATTTGATCTGCAGAGAAACCTTATAAAGCATTTTGACTTAGAAGTCAGAAAAGATAATGCAAAAGATAAAGTGATTGAGCTAACAAATGGCTCAACAATACGCATGGGATCAGTAAACCAAGTAGACTCTTGTGTAGGTAGATCCTATGATTTAATTATATTTGATGAAGCGGCTTTGACAGACGGAGAAGAAGCATTTAATGTGTCTCTTCGTCCTACGCTTGATAAAGATAACTCAAAAGCGATTTTTATTTCTACACCTCGAGGAAGAAATAATTGGTTTGCAAACTTCTTCGAAAGAGGCTTTCAGGAAGACTATCCTGAATGGATTTCCATACGTGCGACTTATCTTGATAATCCTCGTATGAGTTCATCTGATATAGAAGAAGCTAGAAAATCAATGAGTGCAGCAGAGTTTAAACAAGAATATGAAGCGGACTTTAATACGTATGAAGGACAAATTTGGAGCTTTAACGCGGAAGAATGCATCGCGGATCTGTCCGAATTTAATACTACTGGAATGGATATCTTTGCCGGCCTTGATGTTGGCTTTCGTGATCCTACGGCATTTTGTGTAATTGCCTACGACTGGGACACAGGCAAATATTATCTACTAGACGAATACTACGACTCTGAGAAAACTACAGATAGACACGCAGAAGTCATACTCTCCATGATGGAAAAGTGGGACATAGACTATATCTATATTGACTCAGCAGCGGCACAAACACGATTTGACTTTGCACAGAACTATAGTATATCAACTATCAATGCAAAGAAATCAGTAATAGATGGTATAGGACACGTAGCAGGAATTGTTGATAATGATTGTTTGATTGTTGATAAGGGATGTACTCAGTCACTTATTAGCTTAGATCAATACCAATGGGATCCAAATCCAAACTTGCTACGAGAAAAACCAAAACACGATATGTCATCGCATATGGCTGATGCAATCAGATATGCGTTATATTCGTTTGAAACTGCAATGACAGGCTTCTAACGATAGGTAAGAAAAATAACATTTGACATAAAACCTCAACTTAGATATAATTTCGGTAATGAAAAATGGATTTGAAAAGAGACCTCGTAAAATACATAAGAGACAAAGCAAAATCAAAGTATGAAAAAGGCACTGAGTGCTATATTTGCGGAACAGACACAGACTTAGACTTTCACCATTTTTATAGTTTAAGTCCTTTACTCCATAAATGGGTAAAGCAGAAAAAAGTATTGCCAGAAGATGTCCTTGAGTTTAGGGATACTTTTATAGAAGAACACTGGGCAGAATTGTATGAACACACAGTAACAATTTGCCACGAGCATCATTTACAGTTACATTCAATTTACGGAAAAGATCCATCGTTAGGAACTGTTTCAAAGCAGAAAAGATGGGTAGATATTCAGAGAGAAAAACATGGCATGGTATAACAGGATTTTCGGTGGAGGCAACAAAATCGAAGACACCGAAGAAAAACTAAATCCTATCCAAGCCTACTTGGGATATGATAAACAAGGTTCAAGAGAGTTTCATAATAGCTACGAAATGTACTATGAAACTATCGAAGTGGTTAACCGAGCAGTAAACATGGTAGTGGACGATGCAGCAGAAATACCTGCTGTAGTTTTGCCAGTTTCTTTGCCTGGTGTTGTAAAAGGCATAAAGAGGGCAAAAGTAAATGCACTACTCAATGTGGAGCCGAATCCTTTTCAGGATATTAACACTTTTAAAAGGAATATTATTACAGATTACATACTTGATGGCAACATTTTCATATACTATGATGGCGCTCACTTGTATCATATACCTGCCGATAATGTCACTATTCATGCAGATGCAAGAACTTATATCGAGAAGTATACCTATAACGATGTTGATTATTCACCTAGCGAAATTATCCATATAAAAGAAAATTCTTTTCACGATATTTACAGAGGTGTATCAAGATTGAAACCAGCAGTGCGTACAATGCATCTGATGTCGAATATGAGACAGTTTCAGGATAACTTCTTTAAAAATGGAGCAGTACCAGGTTTAGTACTAAAATCTCCAAATACTTTGTCTGAGAAGATTAAAGAAAGAATGCTACAATCATGGGCAGTACGTTACAAGCCAGATGCTGGCGGACACAGACCCTTGATTCTTGATGGCGGTTTAGAAGTAGATAAAATATCTGCTGTAAACTTTAGAGAGCTTGACTTCTCTAATGCAATTCAAGAAAACGAAAAGATTATACTAAAAGCGATTGGTGTACCACCAATCATGTTAGATTCAGGTAATAATGCAAACATACGACCAAATATGCGTTTATATTATTTGGAAACAATACTACCTATAGTTCGTAAAATGAACTTTGCATTTACAAGATTCTTTGGATTTGAAATAAAAGAAGACGTATCAGAAATACCAGCTCTGCAACCAGAGTTAAGAGATCAATCTCAGTATTATTCTGCTCTTGTAAATACTGGAATTATTAGCCCAAATGAAGCTAGGGGCAACCTTGGCTTCGAACCTGTAGAGGGATATGATGACCTCCGCGTCCCTGCAAACATTGCTGGGTCGGCAGCAAACCCTGACCTAGGAGGTCGACCCATAGAAGAGGATAATACAGATGGGAGCAATTAGAAGACAAAGACAAAAATTACGCTTAGCAAGAGAAGTAGGACTATTCTTTGCAGAGCTAGGAAGCGTTCCTACTAAAAAGGAATACTCTAAGATGAATAACTTTCCAGCATCTTGTACAACTAAAGAAATTGACAGAATTGCAGGTTCTTGGAACAGTTTACTAAGTATCATAGAGAGGGAGCTTCCAGAGATTTGGGATCTTATTCATAAGCCCAATGTAGTAGAAAAACCAAAGGTTACGCCTAAAGTTGCGGTAAAGAAAACTGAACCAAAGCTAAAGGCTAAGACTGTGAAAACAGTAAAAACTGGTGAATAATGATGGAGAAAATTTTTAATCTCACATCTACTTTTAAGTCCCAACCCGCGGAGGATGGCTCCGTTATTATTCGCGGTATGGCTAGCACCAATGACGTTGACCGTGCTGGAGATTCTATTTCTCCTGAAGCATGGAGCAAAGGTGGACTAGGAAATTTTGAGAAGAATCCTATTATTCTTTTCAATCATGACTATGACCGCCCTATTGGTCGTGCTACTGGGCTTAAGGTAACAGAAAATGGTCTCGAACTCGAGGCAAAAATTAGCAAATCCGCACCTGCAAATGTGTGCGAACTAGTTAAAGAAGGCATTCTTGGAGCTTTTTCCGTTGGTTTCCGAGTCAAGGATGCTGATTATTTAAAGGAAACCGAGGGATTAATGATAAAGGATGCTGAGTTGTTTGAAGTGTCGGTTGTTTCCGTACCCTGCAATCAGGCAGCTACTTTCTCACTTTCGAAGTCTTTTGATTCGATGTCTGAATACGAAGAATTCAAAAAAACTTTCACAAATCGTGTAGATCTAGCCGGTCAGTCTCTGGCTAAGGATGAAGTTAATACTTCTAGCGTAGCTAGTGATACACCGGTAAAGGTGGAACAAGATTCCACACAAAAGGAGATACAAATGTCCGAAGATGTAAAAACTCCGGAAATCGACTTGGAAGCATTTGCTAAGAAAGTAGCAGAAGAAACTGCTGCAACTCTGGCAATGAAACAGGCCGAACAAAAGGCTGCTGAAAAAGCTGCCACTGACGCTGAAGCCCTTGAAGCTGCTGAAAAAGCTGCCGCTCAGGATCAGCAGAAAGAAGCTGTGCGTGTTGGCATCACTACTGGTGCTGAGAAACTCATGGAAGATATCCGTAAGGAATTCGCAG